CATGGCCAACACCTTTTCCGGTGCATTAGCAACCAATGGTTATCCTGTTGCTAATTCACAAGGTGGTGCAGCAAATACTGCATTATCATACTATGGACTTTCATTGTATCGTTTGTGGTACGATTGTGCAAGTTCAACCACAGCTGATGTTGAATTAAATTGGCAAGCCACAACACCACTACCAATATTTTATTTAAACGGCAATGGTGAATATGATGGCAACGGTAACTGGATTACTATTCCAAATAATACAATAGGAACAGCCGGTGCAAATGGAAATATTGGTATCATAACTCGCGGCATGTTAGCAAATGATTCTTATACAATCATTCTAGAATTACGCAAGCACAATGAATATTACTCACGCGGCCAATTCAGAGATCCTGCAGCATTCAACTACACACCTTATGGTTTAACACCAGGCGGTAACAACGGATTGTAATATGAAATTAATTAAAGAAATCAACGAAACCGTTAATTATATTACCGAAGGTGCTGACGGAGAAAAAGAACTGTATATAGAAGGTCCATTTCTTGTTTCTGAAAAGAAAAACAAGAATGGCCGTCTATATGAATACAATACGATGAAGAAAGAAGTTTATCGTTATACAACAGAATATATCAATAAAAACCGTGCATTTGGTGAATTGGGACATCCAGATTCACCTACAATTAATTTAGACCGTGTATCACACATGATTGTTGGATTGCGTGAAGACGGCACTCAATGGATTGGTAAAGCAAAAATTATGGCAACTCCTATGGGAAATATCGCTCGTCAATTAATTGAAGGCGGTGCGTCATTAGGAGTTTCATCAAGAGGCATGGGATCACTGAAAAATGTTAACGGTGTTAATGTTGTTCAATCCGATTTTTATCTGGCCACAGCGGCGGATATTGTAGCAGACCCTTCAGCACCTGGAGCTTTCGTTCAAGGTATCATGGAAGGAAAAGAATGGATGTTGGTTGATGGTGTTTGGACTGAAGTAGACCACGCAGAAGCAGTAAGAGAAATCAGAAAAGCTTCTTCAGCGGAAATCGAGGCAGTAAGTCTTCGCATATTTGAAAACTTCGTCAAAAAACTTTAATCTATAAATAAATAATCAAAATCAAGGAGATTTTTAAATGACAAACAGATTTAAACTGTCAGAAGCCGCTACTGCTATTCTAGAAGGTGCTAAAGAAACTTTCGATTCAAATATTGCAGCAAAGCGTGGACCCGGAGACAAAGGTGGAAAACTATCAGCAGCAGTTGCTTATGGCCAGCAAGACGCAGGTAAAATTGGCGATTCACCAAATGATGTTAATGATCCATTACCAGATTACCTAAAGGGCGTTCCAACAGCAACACCTCCAGGTGCAACACCTCCAGTTAGCGCACAAGGAATGATGAAATTAAAAGGCCAACCAGGTCAAGATAAAGCTGGTGATACTGGTAGTAGTGATCCAGGCGGTGTTCAAGGCACAGAATTACAGTATGATGCTATCCGTGACCGTATTGCTGGTAAACCACCAAAACAAACAATGCAAGCAAATCCAGGCGCTACATTCCAGTCTTATTCTGAGAATTTAGATATGTCTGATGATGTTAAGGCATTACTAGAAGGCGAAAACCTTTCAGAAGAATTCAAACAAAAGGCAACTACAATTTTCGAAGCAGCAGTTATGTCTCGCATCGAAGTTATTGCTGAAGAAGTTGAAAAACAATTAGTTGAACAATTCGAATCTGCTGTTGAAGAAATCAAAGAAGAACTAGCAGGTAAAGTTGACGAATATCTAAACTATATGGTTAATGAGTGGATGGAACAAAATGAATTGGCTATTGAAAATGGTCTACGTTCAGAAATTGCAGAAGACTTCATTGGTGGTCTACGCAATCTATTCATCGAACACTATATTGATATTCCAGAAGACAAAGTTGATGTTGTTTCAGAAATGGCAGGAAAAGTTGCAGAACTTGAAGATGCTCTTAACGAACAAATCACAAAAGGTATCGCTTTAACTAAAGAGTTAAACGAGCAAAAGAAAGTCGAAGCTGTTTATGAAGCATGCGACGGCTTGACACAAACTCAAGTAGAAAAATTAAAATCGCTCGCAGAGAGTGTGGAATTTACTACAGAAGATGAATTCGCAACCAAATTAGAAACTTTGAAGTCATCGTATTTCAAAGAAGACTATACAGTTGCAACGGATTCAGCTTTAGATGATGAAGTTTTAATCGAAGAAGAAAAGAAGACACCGCGTTCATCTGATCCTTCAATCGACCAATATGTCGCCGGTATTTCTAAATCACTAAAGTAATAAATAAAAAATCAATTTCACACAAGGAGAAACCCTCATGTATATGACAGAAGAACTACAACAAAAATGGGCACCAGTTTTGGAACATCCAGAATTGGCATCCATCAAAGACCCATACAAGAAAGCAGTTACTGCACTTGTTTTGGAAAATCAACACCAAGCAATGCGTCAAGACCGTCAAGCTCTTAATGAGTTGGCGGATAATGGTCCTACAAACGTAGCTGGTGGTATCTCTAACTTTGACCCAATCTTAATCAGTTTGGTTCGTCGTTCATTGCCTAACCTAATCGCGTATGATATTGCTGGTGTTCAACCAATGACTGGTCCTACAGGTTTGATTTTTGCAATGCGCGCTCGTTACACTGGCCAAGGTACAGGTAACCCAGAAGCATTCTACAACGAAGCTAACACCGTGTTTTCTGGTTTGAGCTCTGCAGCAAATCCATACGGATTTACAGGTAATACAGCGACAGATACTGCAACTACTTTCCAAAACAATGTTCTTGCTGGTTCAAATACCACTTCAGGTATTGCAATGCCAACAGCTAATGCAGAATTGTTAGGTTCTGACGCAGGCGCAGCATTCCAACAAATGGCATTCTCTATCGAGAAAGTTACTGTTACTGCTCAATCCCGTGCGTTGAAAGCTGAATACTCACTAGAACTTGCACAAGACTTGAAAGCTATCCACGGTTTGGATGCTGAAACAGAATTGAGCAACATTCTTTCTACTGAAATTCTTGCTGAAATCAACCGTGAAGTTATCCGCACTGTCTACGCCGTAGCAAAAATTGGTGCTCAATACGGTACAACTACTGCTGGTTATTTTGACCTTGACACTGACTCTAACGGCCGTTGGTCTGTTGAGCGTTTCAAAGGTTTGATTTTCCAAGTCGAACGTGATGCAAACGTAATTGCAAAGCAAACTCGTCGTGGTAAAGGTAACGTAATGATTGTTTCTTCAGATGTTGCTTCCGCAATGGCAATGGCTGGCGTTCTTTCTTACACACCTGCACTATCTGCTGACCTACAAGTTGATGACACTGGTAACACCTTTGCAGGTTTGTTACACGGTCGTATCAAAGTGTATATCGATCCATACTATGGTGGTTATACATCTAATCAAGAATTGGTTACAATCGGTTATAAGGGTTCTTCTCCTTATGACGCTGGTCTATTCTACTGCCCATACGTTCCTCTACAAATGGTTCGTGCAGTTGACCAGTTCACATTCCAACCAAAAATTGGATTCAAGACTCGTTATGGAATGGTTGCAAACCCATTCGCAGAAGGTATTACAAAAGGCAATGGAGTATTAAATCAACAATCAAATGTGTATTACCGTCTATTCGCAGTTAAAAACTTGATGTAATCAGGGAACCTCCGCAGAGAGGTATTTAAAAGGGAACCTTCGGGTTCCCTTTTTTTTGGCGCCTAAATAGATGTATGTTAACTTATAAAGGAAATAAACATGATTAAATTCATTAAATCTTTCTTCACCAAAAGAGAATCTAAATTTGAACATCCGTTGGATGCGGTAACAACACCTAAGGTTGAAGAAGAAGTTATTGCACCGGTTGTTGAAACACCTGTTACAGAAACACCACAAAAGAAAAAACGCAATTACAACAAAAAGACTAAGTAATGTCTGCATTATCTAGAACACCAGAGAATACGAATCCGTTACAATCGTCCAAGTTTATCTTGGCTTTTGAAAGGTTGCCTACTGTACAATATTTTTGTCAAGAAGCAAATTTGCCTGGTGTAACTTTAAGTGAATCCACATTTACAACTCCATTGCGAGATGTTCCTATTGCAGGAAATAAACTGTCATATAGTGAGTTTAATATAACTTTTATTGTAGATGAACAGTTACTGTCGTGGAATGAATTGTATAAATGGATGTTGGCAATTGGTTCACCAAATAGTTTAAGTGAAAGAAATAGACTCAATCAATTACAAAATCAATTTACTACAGGTAACAGTTATTATTGTGATGCAACTTTAACTATTATGTCTGCCCTAAATAATCCATTATTGAGAATAAACTATCAGAGAATGTTTCCTATTTCACTATCAGACATTAAGTTTGATACGCAATTGGATGCAGATACAATTATAACAGCAACAGCAACATTTCAATATTCATATTTTGATATAACACCAGCTTAACTTTTTTTATTTTATATTATGGAAAACCTTGAACAAATTTTAGAATACTGGACAGCCGATTCAGAAATAGACCAGACAGAACCCGGCAAAGAACTTCTAAAAATACCTAAACTACACAACAAGTATTTGTCTATACTTACCAAACACAAAATTGCATCCAAACGGATCCATTTTGATTATACCCGTATGCGTAAGATTAAATACGAATACTATTCTGGAAAGATGGACAAAGATGAACTTGAGAAATATGGTTGGGAACAGTTTGGGTACACTCTTAAATCTGATATGCCCACCTACTTAGAATCAGACAATGATTTAATTAAATTGCTTGAGAAAAAAATGTATCATGAGGAAGTGGTATCAGTGGTTGAATCCATAATGGGTGAATTAAAACAACGCACATGGCAACTAAGAGAATATATCGCATGGGAGAGATTCATTGGAGGACAGTAATCATGTATTTATCTCTAAGGTCAATGAAGTATACTTAAAGATAAAATGTGAAAAACATATATCTCAAGAAATCTCAGAGTTTTTTACTTTCTTTGTACCGGGATATCAGTTTGTTCCATCGTATCGTAATAGAATATGGGATGGCAAAATTCGCCTGTTAGACCTAAGAACTAATCATCTATACATTGGATTAATAAAGTATCTACAAGAGTTCTGTGAATCAAGGGATTATACGATTGGTTATAGTGAAGATTCGGCACATTTAGATATTGAAGATGAATTCTCTGTTTATCATGCCAAGAAGTTTGCAGCTAGTTTAAATCTTACATCAAGAGGCAAGAAGATTGAAATAAGAGACCATCAGGTTGATGCATTTTGCCATGCAATGCAAACTCGCAGAGCTTTATTATTATCTCCTACGGCATCAGGTAAATCATTAATCATATATCTGATTGTTCGACAGTTAATGGACTATCAAAAATTAAAAGGTTTGATTATTGTTCCAACAACTTCTTTGGTCGAACAGTTGTATTCAGATTTTGGTGATTATGCGGAAGAAACAGATTTTGAAAATGACAAACACGTCCACAGAATTTATCAGGGTAAAGAAAAAGATACAGACAAAGATGTAACTATTTCCACATGGCAATCGTTATATAAGATGCCTAAGGAATATTTTGAACAATTTGACTATGTTATTGGTGATGAAGCGCATTTATTCAAGGCTCAATCACTTACAAGCATTTTAACTGCATGTACCAACGCAAAGTATCGAATAGGACTCACTGGAACGCTTGACGGCACTAAGACGCACAAGTTAGTATTGGAAGGGCTCTTCGGTTCAACCAAGCGCGTTATAACGACAAAAGAGCTAATTGACAAGAATGAACTATCAAAATTTGAGATAAAATGTCTTATTTTGAAACATCCAGATGAAATTTGCTTGGAAATGAAAAGTAAAGACTATCAGGAAGAAATACAATACCTTATTGCAAACGAACAGAGAAATAAGTTCATTA